AGCTTTACCGGGATTAATTTCAACAACTAATTTAGATGCGCTTCCACCTTCACCTGCAGTATAAACACCTTGATTATTTCCGCTTAATAGATGCTCACGTAATCTAGGCGAAAGTCCATTAACTACATAATTTCCTGACTCATCATAAGTACGCTTTGCAAAATAATCACGCAGCAAATTATATTGAGTTGTATCAGAACGTGTCTGAATAACACCATTTTTAATTTGAATTAGCTCAACAAAATTATTGCTGGCCGTATCAGTCAAAGCTTTCTTTGAGAATTGTAATGAAAGTTTTAGACGGGCCGCACCGGGGGCTGCATAGTTATAAGAACCTGATGCTGGATCTAAAAGGGTAGAATCGTCGGCTTCTTTAATAATAGATTCAACAACATCAAATCCGACACGAACAGAAGCATTTGAGCTATATTTTGATAATACTAGGGTATTTTCATCGGCTCTAATAAAATGATCTTTGGCATAGATTACACCAGATCCGATTTTCATTAGGGCTGAAAATCCAGTGGCCGATGATGTAATAAGATTAGCTGTAAGCCCACCACCACCCGAAGCAGTTAAAACTTCGCCATTAGCAAATGTACGACGAGCACCGTTAGCACCAGTTAATTTTACAAATAGAGTTTTGAAATTTGGTGTATTAGCTTCTGATCCGTCATTTACCTCAATGACATTAGCCGAAACACCAGATGTAGATCCAGTGACGGTTTTATACAAAAAGGAATAAACATTGACTACAGTTGTACCATTAGATGCCTTATCACGAAGCTTCATATAAATGACATCGCGATCTAAAGTTGTAGCACACCCACGAACAATGCTGCCTTCTTTGAAAATATGCTCGGCAAAACGATCAATCTGATTTTGCAAAACTGATTGAATTTGAGTAAGTTCGCGCGCCTGAACTGCTAGACCAGGACGAAATAGAATACGATGAAAATTTTTAGACTCACTGAAGTCATCATAATACGGATCTACATTTAGATCCGTTGAAATCGTGACGGTGTTAGCAATAGATGCCATCTGTTCCTCTTATTCCTTAAAACGTCACGACAAATCTAAATTCTTCAAGTTGATCTGGTTTTCTGACAATTGGCGGATTGCTTTCTATGTATAAGACATCTCCAGTATTTTCTCTAATAGCGGGCTTTACGGCATTGATAATAGTAGCTGTTACACCAGAAGAGGCTGATGTCAATGTTTCGGTTTGTGCAAATCCTTGACCAATACCATTTGTTGATAACCGTATTACTCTAAGAATACCTTTTGATTTAGCTGCATTAGTATTTGCAAAATAAACAACTCTAGCTTTCGCACCACTTGTTCCACCAGTTACAACTTCGTCGGCAGTATAGTCACCAGTAACATTTTGCAATACAATACGATGACATTGATCAATTACCGAAGCATTTGCCGAAGGTCCGCTTCTGAGCTTAGGATCTCTAATAATACCAACTGTTCTAAAATCATTATTTGTAGGAAATGTATTTGACTCGCCACCAGATACGGATATTGAAAGCATCAAGTCTTTAGCATTTAGTTCATTGCGAGCATTACTACCATGACCACCTCTTGGAGATATCACAGCTTGTGCTGCCGCACCAGAACCATATGTCGTATTTGCCGTAATGACAACATTTGCAAATGAGTAGCTGCGGCCGTTGGTTACTATAGTAATTTTACGAACTTGACCACCAAATGTATTAGACACATGGGCCGTAGCTCTAATTGCGGCCGTGGCTCCACTATCACCGGTGATTAGAGCAGTGGGCGCAATTGAATATGTTGATGAAGTGTTTGGTGTAATTGTAAATGCACCATTGACGGTTACAATACGGCCGGTACCAATATATTTTGTAATACGTCTTAGCTGACCAATACCAAGACCTGAAGAAATATAAAGTGTTGATCCTGTATATGCACCATCAATCTGCAATGCATTTGTTTGTAATCTTACAGTCGTTGAATTAGTTATAGAAAAAAATGTATTTGATGTACTTAAATATCCGCTGCCATTTGATGTTACCACCACATGATCTATGGAACCATTAGATGCGGCTTGCTGCACGGACCACTGTGCGCTTCCGTTATTGGCAGTTAGCTGTCTTACTGGAATATAAGTTGATGTTAAGAATTTTTGTGCATCGGCTGTAGTAACAGCAAATAAGAATTTCCAACGATATCCATCGGCCGTGCTAATAATTGATGTGCTAATCCCCGAAGGCTCTTCGGTTGATGCTGCGCCGCTATGATTATCAATACATTTATAAACGTTGTTTTCTGAAGTAATGATATAAAAATTTTTGTCATAAAAATTTGCAGTTTTATCATTATATTGAGTAAAGACAGTATTATTTGTCCAGCTATATCGTGGTACAACAGATATAATATCATTTGAATTGATACGTTTCATTGCAATCATGTCTTTATATACATCAAATTCTGTAGTAAATTGTGTATTTGTTATTGCAGGTGGTAATGAATCATTGGCAAAAGGTGTCACCCTACCAACAAACATATAAAGCCGAGTAGGAGAAGGTTCATCAAATGATTCCTTCAACTGATCTGCAGTATTCAATCTAAAAAATGGGGTGATTCTATTTGTCATCTAACCTTTTCCTAGTTCGATTATTTATCAGGTCTAGGTAGACCTTTGATAGGTATAAACTATATCACTTGCTGTACCAAGAATAAACATTTTGGTTTGATCGGTGCTTAATGCTAATGCATGAGGTGCGGCCTCTTGATTACCAACATATAAACTTTTACTGTCAAAAGAGCCCGTTGACACATCCCAAGCAGTTGATAATGAATATTGATAAACAGTATCATTTGTGCTACCGACAACAAGAACCTTCTTACCGTCATTACTAAATGCCATAGCTAATGGACTATTTTCCTGCGACGTAACAGATAAGAATTTAGATGCATAAGTTGCAGTTGATACATCCCATGGTATTGATAGTGTGTATTGAAATATGCTGTCATTTGTTGAACCAAGAATATACATCTTATAACCATCATCGCTAAATGCAAGCGACTGAGGATTTGTCTCCTGTGCAGAAACATCTTTACTTTTTGATGAATATGTTACAGTTGATACATCCCAAGCAGTTGATAATGAATATTGATAAACAGTATCTCTAGTTGTACCAACAATATACATTGTGTTGCCCTCAGGATTAAACTGAACATCACGTGGTTCTGTATCACCTGGGCCAGATGTAGATGTATTTGCAATCGATATGCTCTTAGACATATAAGTTGCTGTAGACACATCAAAAGCTGTTGCTAGTTTATATTGAAATACCTTATCTTGATTTGTACCAATAACATACATTCTTTTACCAGACGAATTAAATGTTAGTCCTACTGGCTGACTATCCTGTGCGTCTACAGATACATTTGCAGACATAAGAATTGCTTTATTAACATTTAATGGTATTGGTAGTAGTGCTTGTTGACTATAAACAAAACCATGATTGTGCGTCAATACAGTATTTGATACAAACTGATAGCTACCAAACATCTTAGAACCCGCAGGATGTAATACTCTCTTAACTACATCGCGGTATTTGTCAACAATCTCGGTCACTCGAATTAGATATGAATATTCTTGATAGAAATCATTATCTTGTAATCTCATATTCCAGCTTAGAAAACCTTTGGTATCAATATATCTACCCGGCTGATTGATAACGCCTGAGATAATTGGTTTGATATCAGCATTGTATGTTGTATTTCTGATTGTGTGTCTTGTAATACCAGCTTGATCTGTATTAGTATCAATAGTTGGTGCTACACCGCGAGAATTGACAACAATTGCATCAGCAAATTTATCAAACGATGCATCGGATGAAATTACCTCAAGTCGTGTAATTGCACCTGGTGCTCGTATGACAGCAATGACAGCATCACCACCCTTAAATTGTCCATTTTGACCAGGTAAAGCTTGCTCAAATACAACCTGATCTGTAACAGTTACTGTTGGTAATTCAGGAACATAATTTTTACCAACACTTGTTACGGATATTGCATTAATTGTACCAGCAACTGAATTTGCAAAATTCAATGATGTCACTAGCTGTGATGATATATTAGCCGCAGCAAGATTTGCCGATACAGCAGCAGAATTAGTACCAAGAGAAACAAATGTAGATCCTGTATTGAGAACAACATTTTGTAAGGCACCAATTTGATTTGTATTCAGACTAACAAATGTTGTATTAGAAAGAGATGTAACCACAGCGGCCGCGCCAGTACCGGATCCACCTTCTATTGCAATGACAGTTTGACCTAAACGATAACCACTACCACCTCTATTGATACGAAATGTTACAGGTCCTTGATCATTTGTGGCAGCCACCCTGGCCGCGGCAGTAGCGCCAGATGATGTGATAACAACATCATCACCCGATTGATGAAACGCTCCGGAATCTACAACTTCTTCAATACCAATCAAGCTACCAAATGCTGATGTAATGGTTGCTGTATTACCTAGATCATCGGTAACCGTTTCACCGTCAACAAATGATCCGACTACGTTTTCAACAAGCAGCTCAAATAGCGGATGTCCTAAAACAACAACTTGTGTAACTTTTTGCACACGAGCCGTAGCGCCAGATTGAGTACCAACTATATTTCTACCATCAAAATTTTTTGGTAGAATTGAAAATGGATTACCAACACGAAGAATTGTCTCTTTAACCCAACGACCATCAGATGCTCTTAGAATGTAATCGCCAGGATAGATAATCTCAATCTGTTTATTGAATAATGCATAGAATAGAAAGTCATATGAAAATTTTGACCCTCTTGTTCTATAAAAATCTCTAATATGCTTTACCAACAATCTCTTGTCGGCTAGCACATCTTTTGGTATATTCAACATAAATTCTTTGCGGAAATATTCCACAAAAGAATCCAATGTACGATCAATATCTTGATATTCAACTAGACTGCGTGTTACATCTACGGTCTGGCCAGACTGCTCTAGAAATTCATAATATGCTTTTAGAAATGAAACAAAGCGCGGCCCTTCATCGCGAAGAAATGCAGGAAATTGTGCCTCGATAAGAGGTGATATTTTCTTGAAGATTTCTTCGGCGCCTGAAATTGCCATATTAATATATCGTCAGCTGTGAGATTGATGTCGCACCTAATGTAGCACTGTTACCAACTGTGCTAACTGTATCAAGTCGAGCATCAATTGCTCCAGTATTATCATTTATCAGAGTTATCTTGGCACCAGCTATTAATAGAATTTGATTTCTTACTGGTGAGATATTATAATCATCAAGTTCAACTCTAATATCAATTTCACTACTATTTGCAACTGCGGTTGGAGCAAATGCATTCAGAGTTATAAGACCTGTTACATAATCTATGGTTCCAACAGACTTGATATAAGTTCTGGTGCCTTGAGATAAGTAATAAATTCTTACATTACCAAATCCATCATCATCAAAGAATGTTGTTAGGCCATCTGTAGTAAATGCGGTTGATGATACTGCCGTTTGATATCCATCGCTTGGATGAAAAATCATTCGATTGAATGGAATGCGATATGTATTTGATGTTGTTATTGACGGTAGAAACTTTTTCTGAGCTTCAATCTTGCCCGTGCTTGACACAATAGAAGCATCGGCGGTATCGATGCTGCTTAGAAATTTTGAAAATCTAAATCTACCATCAAAGCGATTTAGATTTGTAGATTCATAAGCTATGATCTTATTTGCAATGCGAACCGCAATTTCTGACGGTTGCAATGTCGTAAGAAGCGGATCATATCTTACAATAATTGTCGGTACAATATAAAGATATGTTGGATCAACTATCTCGATATCAATTGACTGTACATTATATGATCGTAAACCAAGTATAACACGTTCTTTACGATTGGTCGATACTAGAGTACCAATCTTAGGCTTGATGGAAGCATAGACTTTACCAAAAATTGGCGGATCATTTTCCTCACCACCCCACACATTTACAGCGGAGAGGTCCGGATTATCACGCAGAATAATTCTCTTATAATCTTCCTTTGTGACAGCGCGGTTTTGCGTTTCATAAAGACGCGGCGCATTAAATTTAATTGACTCGGCCGTTTCTATTTCAGCGCCGCCTTCTGCCCGCTCTACGGCTGTGAGTGTAAAGCTGCTTTGACCACCAACTGTACCAACAGCAGTAAAATTATTTGCACCGTTAGGTCTAATACCATTGCTAACACGATATGATACCGTTACTGTGCTATTAAAAGATGGCTTCTTACCTAGTATATTATCACCAAAGCTGATTTTATAAAGCTTATTGCGATCAGGCTCGACAAAAAATACACGAGAAGTTGAATTTACAGCTTTAAGATCAGAAACTTGTGAGTAGGTTTGCGTATTACCAGCAGTAGTTACACTGACCACAATACTTGAGGTATCAGTATTTGCATTCGGTAATACAAATGAGGTATTGGCCGCAGTAAACAAATAGAGATGTGTTAATGGTGTGCCTTCAGTTATTTGAATATGACCACGGAATCCATTTGTTGAATTTGCATATATCGGATAAGATTGCGGTGTAACAAAGCTATATGATACACCATTTACTGTCGTACGAAACTGTGTATCTTTTGCAATATTAATTGTTCTAAATGTAGAATTGGCAACAGTAGAAAAGCTAATCAATACATTGGCCGTAGCACCGCGAGCAGAGGTTGGTGTATAACCAAGCATCTTAGCTCTTGATACCACATTCTCATAAATCTGCGCCGTATCTAGAAATGATTCATTTGCCGCCATATTTGCATAGAAGGCCATATAATATGTATTATATGCTAGAAGGTCTAGTAGTGTACCTATCGCGGAATCTTCAAAATCAAAATCAGCAAAGTCTGGACGACCTGCTATAAAATTACGCAGATTTAGCCTGATGGTATCAAAGTCTAGACCAGTGACGGTGATTGCGCTGTTTGCAGCCATTAACGTATGGCCTCCAAGGTCAATGAGACGCTAGCTGGTGCTTCTGAATTTCTAGTTGAAAATGATATGTTTATTCTCAGATTATTTGTATCAGGGTCGGCGTCAACACCAACACCGAGTAACTGGGCCCGTTCTTCATAGCTTTCGATAGCATATTCAATATCAGTTTGCACATTCATTTCCAATGATGGATCCATTAGATCAAATAATCTATATCTGATATCAGAACCAAATAAAGGACGAAATGGTCTTTCGCCTTTGTCTGTTAAAACTAATGATTTAACTGCCTGTTTTACAGCATCAGAATTCTTACGCACAATGAGCTTACCGGTAACCGGGTGCATCTTCATATTCAGATCAAAATCTTTATAGATTGGGGTTTTTATAGCACCGGCCATCTAAGCTCTCCATTTATGGCATATTTATTAAGATAATATCATCGAACGCTCTCAGATGACAAAGTTCTAGCATCTATTCTATCTTGCAATTCTTGCATTTGACCGGTTAGCTGTTCTCTAATTTCAGGTGATTGAGTATAAGCTAATTGTAGTCCCAATCTCTGTCTATCGATTCTTAATTGTGCAGTTTCTAATCGAAAATTTAACGCATCTTGTTCAGCTGTGGTAATAGTTGGTGCGGATGATGGTAATGCTGCCAATTCTTCTCTAGCAATTCGAGTTTGAGCAGGTGTTGAACTATTTGGTGAAACTTCAACTGCAGGTGCTGATGGAATTGGTGTTGGTGCAGGTGCAGCTTGCGCTGGTTGATTTGATGGTGGATGTTCAGCTGGTTGTGCGGTCGCAGTAGCAGATGCTTGACATATGCTAATACCAGATAATATATTATTGAGTAGACCATTCAAATCAATATTGGGAAATAATAGCTGTATTCTAAGATATTGTGATAAAAATCCAATTGGGTCATTTATCAGACTTACAAGTGATGCAATTTCTTGTTGAAGTTGGTTTGCTAATTCTTGCACTGGCCCTAAGATATTAGACACAGCCGATGAAATTACTGCTGTTACCTGAGCAGTCATCAATGCTGGTAAATTTTGAACAAATGCCACTATGTCGGTCGCGGTTTGTATTGCACCGTTGATAGCAGTTGTTGCAGAAGTTATGGCCGATCTAACTTCTGATAGAGCAGCGCCAATACCACAACCTGATGATAAAGCCGATTGTGCAGCATTGGTTATTGCTGGATTAGATGTTAGTGCGTTTTGTAATTCCTGAGGTGTTGTCATGGGTTTAGATCAATCCTTGAGCCTTTGACTGTAGTTGGTCCTGGAGAACCAGCAGTAAAAGATGATCTACCAGCAATAGATGCTTCGCCACCAGACCCAATATCAATATCACCTGCTGATACCTGAGTCATTTTACCAAGAGATGCAGTTAATACTGTGCCGTTAATAATATTTGTCACATTACCACCAGCAGTATAATCATGAGTAGATGCATAGTTTTCTGTCACCGTTCCACCAACACCTCTGGTTCTATTACCACCAACAGTCTTAGAATCATTTGCATTGATTTGTGATACTGCTGAACCTAATACCTCAGTTTCTTGATTACCTTCAATCTTAGACGTCATATTACCAACAACATGAAGATGATAATTTCCCAATACTTCATGCACCATATTACCATCAATTCTCACTCGCGCATCACCTTGAATGGTGACACTACATTCACCAAATATCAACACCTTTTTGTCTTTGACTACAATCTCATAATCATCACCAACTATTCTAGTAACTCTTGTACCATCATCCATTATTTCTCTATTGGTACCAGATGCATGATATTCATGAATTCGTCTTGCTCCATCGGTATCATCAATTTCAAAAATATGACCCGATTCAGTTGTGCGTACATGATTGAATGGGTAACGAGGTGGTGTAGTTGTTGCATGTATTTCTGGCTGATTCCAAGTTGGAGTTTCATATACGGGTTCCGCATCATCATATGTTACAGAGGATGTTGCACGAATTGCAGCTTCTGGAATTTCAGTTACTCTACTTGCAATACGATCTCTTGTATTCATATGCCCGATATATTCTTGGCCACCAGCGGCAAGTGCAGATGTATCAGGTGTGCCTTGTGCTAGCGGATATGTACCATTTGGGTCATTAAATCCTTCATTATCAGCTGATGCATCACCGGGAACACCGTGAAAAGTTCCCATGACCATGGGCTGCTGCGCTTTATTACCATCTAGAAAAAAACCGATAACCCAAGAACCTTCCACTAGACCTGTTGGGGAACTACCAATACCACTGGTAGATGCGGATGATGTTGGAACCATAACTTGAGCCCAAGGAAGAGATTCCTTAGGAAGATCGGTTTTATCTGATGTATGCCACCCATAACATCTCACACGAACACGGCCGACACGTAAAGGATCATTACGATCTTCTACAATTCCCATAAACCATGTAAAGCCATTTGTGCCTAACCACTCATCATCACGTACCGGCATATTTTATCTCCCATCAACGGGCTGTGAATAAGAATCCTTGACGCATTCTAATGCAGTACCATAACGAAGACCTCTTGGTCCTACACGGTGTGCTAATGCGACTATCAGATATTTACCACCAGAAAACCCGTCTGTTTGTCTGCGTCTAAGTGTGCTCTCACCAGATTGTGGTATTCTAATTTCTATAGTATCACCAACATTCAAATTACTATCACCATGCACAAGAATTTTAGTTACATTTGCTAGAAGCTCTGCCTTTGATGCTGTTTCAGCAGCCAAAAATTCTTGTCGGCGACGAAATACATTTTGTGCATCACCATCTCGCTGTGTCACAAATGGTATAGTACCGCGATAAGAATTTGATACTATAAATTTCTCGCGTGATATTGATGATCCAAATGTTTTTGCCGATTGAGGTGACAATTTTGGATTAGATGATGAGTGATCATATTTTGCAAAATCTTTATTATACAAATATGATGATGATCTAAATCTTTTTGCTACAGGATCTATTGATAAAACTTGAGTACCAAATTGACCCGAAGATACGCCCTCTAGAATATCAAATCCAACATCTTCTTGAATTGATACTACGCGATTTCTCTCAAATGCTTTGTCGCCTTGTATCTTACTATCAAGATAATGAAATACCTTTTTAATTGGCTGACGCATTAGGTATTGAAATGATGCAAAATGATATCCTAAAGAATTTTCAAAGAAAAAATAATTTGATGTACTTCTGATATCTTCAGACTTTGCTTCATCAGAGAGATAATTCATTGCTGTAAATGGACTAACTCGAGGAAAGATAGAATCAAATGAACCCTCTGTCGGTTCTAATGTTGTTAGCTTTTTACCAGATATAGATGCAATATTACCATCAAATATTTTTTTGGCCATATCACCAACATTTAAAGATTCTTGCGAATTAGAAATAATGGTATATTGGTCTCTTAGCATTTCTGGTGAAGTTGCAAAAATATCATAACCATCAGAGCCTGGATTTATTCTTGTCTTACCTGTCATTTTATAAATTTGCATTGATCCACTTATACGATTGGACCCCTTTTCGCTATCCGAGAATGAAAAAGTTATAGTTTCACCACCAATTATTGGTAAAGATGATCTTAAACCAATACCATCAATTATACTTAATGTCATTGATGCTGCTGGTTGATCTAAGCTTTCAAAATAGCTTATCTCAATCACCAGATTGGATATGTCAATAACCTGATCTGTTGTTGTAGATTTTATTGATATACCTTGAATTAGGCCTGTACCAGACCTCTGCTCATATTGTGACATTATCAGTACAGCGATCTAAATGCTTCGAGTATTGATGGAATATAAATTGGTTTGATTACATCGATCGTTCTATTTTTGTCATTTCTTGATATTTCAAAATCATAATTTGTAACAAGTTTACGGTCCGATGGTGAAAGAGAAGTATATGTTGTTTGGTCGACAATCAATGTTCTTTCTGGTATATCTAGAGTTTCACCATCAGGTAAACGAACTGATGATTTACTTTGTATAATTTGCTCATAATGATGTGCTGTAGCCATTGCAGTTGAAATGCTACCATATTTCTTTCTGATAAATTCATTTAATTCATTTTGTCCGCGCGGCCACTCATAATAAGGATCTAATATTTCATTTGGTAAAAGTATTAGCCAATCTAAATTGGATTCGCCATAAAATTCATAAGCAACATTGTCTGGTCGTTGTCCTTCAATAATATCATAACGATAAAAATCGATTAGTGAGTTACGATAGAAATCGCGTAATACAAATCTTTTGGTGACGTCAGTTGCCAAAAGAGAGTTTTGCATTTCTGGTAGTTTATACTGTAGAGTTGGAAAATTAGAGAAATATTGTGTCATCTAAAATTCTCGTCTACCTGTTCTTTAGTAACAATATCGGTTTCTTTAAATGTCATCGATATCGTTATTGATGCCGGATGTGCTACACTTGGACTAGAAAGAGATCGTACATATGCAGGATAATTCTGCGGATGATAATCAACCGTAAATCCTGTAATTACAGATTCGCCTATACTAAACAATACCTTTTTATTATTAAATACAATCTCAAATACGTCAGGATATTCAAAAAATGCTCTCGATGTTGCAGCAGCTTGATTGGTAATTTCTTGAGCGCCGTTTGCTGTTACACCAGGTAAAGATGAGACCGCTGTTCTAAGTGCGTCTATTCCACCACCAACACCATATTTGGGTAGCATATGACGTTTAAATGCAGTTATGATTTTTTGAATAGCAGTTGCTTCGCGAATATTTTTCGGTGTTAATTTAAAACTAAATTGATGTTCTCTAAAATTAACACCATTAAATTGTAATACTTTTTGAGGATTGCGGGTAAAACCAAAAACATTACCGATACCTGTCGTTGCAGAAGTAGGAAGTCTATCTAATAAACCACCTACAATGGCGCCTCCTGCAGCCCCACCACCTATTTGCTGAGCTAGTGCTTGAGCACCTTCTACATATCTACCATTTCGAAAATTTTCATTTGCCTGTTCAGTATTAATATTAGCAGCACCTGTTGATGCGACTTCACCTATATTGCTAATAGATTCATCCGCATATGATGCATTATATGAAGTATTTAATTGATCAGGCATAGGTAGTGTTATACTCATCAATTTTCTTTTTGCCCGACCCTGACGATTTGATACTAAAGGTTCATCAGAGTTTATTGTTGATGTTCTAGTCACACTTTCAAATTTTAAAGCAGTAAATGTCACATAATGATAAATTGTCTGATAATTTTCAGGAAAATATAAACTATTTGCACCTGAAATACGATTAGCTCGACGCAGCAGAGCAGCAGCATTCGGACCAATTTGATTTTGAACGTTGTTTATTTCTTCGTTTGTAAATTGCGACATGGCGTCCTTACCATTTTAAACACTTTTATTTATACCATACATAAGAACATGGCATACAAAGGTCGGTATCAACCTAAAAGACCTGAAAAATATAGAGGTGATCCTACAAATATAGTTTATAGGTCGCTATGGGAACGTCGTGTCATGGTAGAATTTGATACCAATGATAGTGTATTAGAATGGGCCTCTGAAGAAATAAAAATACCTTACATTTCACCGATTGACGGTAGGTGGCATAGGTATTTCCCCGATTTTGTAGTCAAGATGAAAGATCGTGATGGTAAAATTTTGATTAAGATAATTGAAATAAAACCATTTGCTCAAACAATGGCCCCGGCGCCACATCAAACAGGCAAAAAACCCACTCGTAAATATATTACTGAGGTTGCCATATATGGGATAAATAGCGCAAAGTGGAAAGCTGCCCGAGAATTTTGTAAAGACCGTGGGTGGGAATTTGTTATTATCACGGAAAGGGAGCTTAAGCTCAAATAATGGTAAACTACGTCTTTGACAATCTATTGACACAGGGAGAAAAGCAAGGACAGCTGCCTAATCGCACGATAGAATCAAGAAATTGGTTTCGTGCTCAAGCCAGCAAAATTGCTATGAGCCCAAATGCACTTATGATGCAAGATCGTAGTGCAATGGTATCTGTGCCGATGATTGGTCAGCTATATTTGTTTGCATATGACCCAAAGACAAAAGAAAAACTTCCATATTATGATAGATATCCTCTTGTCTTTCCGTTTGATAGCACACGCACTGGCGGCCGCGCTGGAGGCTCATCGGCCTCGCAGGGGTTTATGGGTTTAAATATGCATTATCTACCGCTTCGATTACGAGCAAGATTGATGGATGCATTATATACGGTAATTAGTGATGAAAAATATGATGAGCGAACACACCTACAAATATCATATAAACTATTAAGCTCAGTTTCACGGTATCGCTTTTATAAGCCGTGTATCAAACAATATCTCTTTTCGCATGTTCGAACAAGATATTTTCGTATAGATCCAAAATCGTGGGATATAGCACTATTCATGCCGCTTGAAAGATTTGCAGGCGCGAGTGTATCATCTGTCCATCGCGATGCCTATTCAAAGGTGCAATAATGGCAAACCGTAGATTTAATATTAATGAATTTACCGCCGAAGTTAATAAGAGAGGTATTGGTAAACCAAATTACTTCTCGGTGATGATATCTCTACCGTCAAGACTGGGTGGATTTTTCAATACATCATTTCTTCCGCTTAGAATTGAGCGAGCATCACTACCCGCACGTAGCTTAGATACCATTGTGCAAAGATATCATGGCCCGGAAAGAATGATTCCGTATGCCTTTAGCTATCAGCCAATGACATTGCAGGTATTACTCAGCGAAAATATGATTGAGCGTGAGATTTTTATGGCATGGCAGGATATGGCTGTGTCTGCTGGTGGCCTTGCAAGCTATAGGCGTGGTGGTGGTAAGGCACCAAAGCAAGGTGGGTTTGATTCCACCTATTATGATGAGATGATTGGTGGTGTGGAAATCATGCAATTTGCTGAATCACCTAAATTTCAAAATCCATCTGCGATAAGTATCGCATCATCATTCATTAGGGGTGATACTCAATCACTAATCAATGATGTTATTGATGCATTCAATCCACTTAATCGAAATGAATTTGAATCAAGAAATGATAGAGTGATTTTTCCGCAATACAAAATCAGATTAGAAGAAGCATATCCGATAGCGATCAATGATGTTGATCTTGACTGGTCGGCCGATGGTGCCGCTAAGATGACTGTGCAAATGCGTTACTTTATCTCGACAGAAAAACATCCTGATGCGCTGCCATTTGAGAATCTATATGGTCTTGAATCTCTGCTTCGCGGTGCGGTCAATGCTCTTGATAGATTTTCGCCACTTGTATCCCTATTTGCTAGACAGGGTCTGGGTGGTGGAATTCGTGGCCTTACCCAGCAAACTGGAGTAATATTCAGAAACAGTGCGACGGCGCAACGGGGCGCCCTATTTTAACGTGAGGAGTTAATTATGCCTTTACCTAAGATTGCTGTACCTACCTTTTCGGTGATTTTGCCATCTGATAAAAGAGAAATTGTCTTCCGACCATTTGTGGTTAAGGAAGAAAAGACACTTCTGATTGCAATGGAATCTAAAGATTCTGATCATATGCAACGTGCAATGTTTGATGTCATTTCAAGCTGCATATTGACAGAAGGATTTGATATCACAAAGATTCCATCATTTGATGTTGAATATCTGTTTCTTCAAATTCGTGCCAAATCGGCAGGCGAAAAGGTTACACTAAGCTACAGACATGTTGATGGTGTCAACTACAAGGGTGAAGCTTGTGATGCCGTGACAAAGGTTGAGATTGATCTTGATGCTATTCAGGTTGAATTCGATCCTAATCATAGAATGACTGTGCCGCTAACCGACAAGCTTATTCTAAAGATGAAATATCCAACTCTTGCGGATATTAAGGCCACATTGTCATCTGAAAAGTCAGATGAAATTGATATGATATCAAAATGCATTGAATGTGTTTATGATGATGAAGAAGTTTATGAACCTGAGAATGAAGAAGAAATTAAAAACTTCATTGGGTCTCTTAGCAATAAGCAATTTATAGAAATTATGAAATTTTTTGAGACCATGCCAAAGCTACAACATACAGTCACATATAAGTGCGCCGGCTGCGGCCAAGAAGATACCATCACATTAAAAGGACTCGCTGATTTTTTTTGATAGCCCTCTCTCATAATACACTGGGTAATTATTATTCATTGAATTTTTCTCTCATGCAGCACCACAAGTATAGTCTGACTGAGATAGAAAATATGATACCTTGGGAGAGGGACTTATATGTTAAGATGTTGATAGACTATATCGAAAAAGAAAAGGCTAAAAGAGAAAATTAATGGCATCACTAATGGAAGCTACAGAAAGATACCTATCTCGGGATAACCGAGCGGTAAATGCTGTCGCAAGTGTTGTAACTTCCATAATGACGCCCCCGCAATCTGGTAGCATGACTCGATCATCTGGTATGACTTCACCAGTGGCTCAGGTAACTAGTACATTTAGAAGCATGATAAACTCGCTTCGTGGTATAAACAATGAAAAAAATAAACAGAGAGAATTATTAATTCGGGTACGCCGCTCGGCTGATGAAGATCGCAGAGAACAAGGTATGCCAATTCGTGATATGCCTGAACAAGCACCAGAAGAAAGAGAGAACACTTCAATTCTTGATGGTATATTACGTGCAATATCACTAGTTTTGAAGAAAATATTTTCTGCCATAAAAACAATTCTAACTTTTTTGACATCAATGATTGGTAGAATTGTTGCATCGGTATTGAGAACTGGTATGAGAGTAATAACTAGTGCTGTACGGGGATTACTAGCAGGTATAGCAAGTATAATGCGTAATCCTAGACTTAGATTACTGGCTGCTGGTGCAACTGCGGCCGCAGGAATTGCTGCCTATATTTTTGGTCGAGGTGATGAACCAGAACCAACTGGTGTACCTGGGCAAGCACCTAGTGCACCACCGGGTTCATCGCAAAGAATACCTGAAGGCGCGCCGGCCGGC